CAGGTCCGCGACCTTCTCGATCTCAGGGCGCAACTCCGCGTCCCCTGCAACGTGGCGCTCAAGCGACGTGGTGACGGCGTTCAGCGCCGCGAGCGCCCCGCCGCGGCCGTCCATGCCTAGCAGCGCCGTCTCTATTCGGGCGACGGACAGCTCGACCCGGTGCAAAGTCCCACGGTCCACAGCAAACTGCCATTGCTCGTGATTGCCGCCCCGTGCTTTATCAGGCGGGATGCTGTCCATGATGTCGGGAGACTCCCTATCTTGCCAGAGAGTATGTCCTACAGTGCGCGAGGGATTCCTCTACTTCCACGATATGGACAGGCCGACGCGCAGGTCGCCGTCCGCCGGGTTGATGTCGACCAGGTGCAGCGTGATCGTGACGACCCACACCTTCACTGAGAAGTTCATCCTGCTCTCCTTTGCAGGCCGCGCTCGAGACGCAGCATCTCTCGAATCTCCGGGTCCGTGATTGTGTCAGCGCCCAGCTTAGTGCGGAGCTCGCCGAGCCGGGTTTCGTTGACCGACGGCTGCGGCTGCTCCGGGTGCTCGACCGCCGTCAGAGCCGTTACCTCGCCGTCGTGGACCGTCGCCTGCGCGTCGCGCCCCATCCGTAGGGCTTCCGCTTCCAACGCCTCAGGAACGCTGGCCCGCTCGAATCCGCGGCGCTTCCACTCTCGGGAGCGCGTATCGCCAGTGTAGAGAGCCATGACTTGCCCATCCGCCGGGTCGTAGAACACGATCATCGCTGCCCTCCTATCCGATGGCGACGTAGTTGTAGGTCACGCTACTCTGGTTCGGGTGTTCATTAGCACCGTTATCATCGACCGTGAAACCGTCTGCGTCGAGAGAGATCACCGAGTTGTCATCGAATGTGTTGTTGCTGATGTCGATCATGCCGCCAGCCGCGTTGTCGTCTACAATCACGTCCGCGGTGAGGGCTAGCCAGGCGCCGCCGTCGGCGGTGACCCTCATACTGAGCACCACGAACGAAGGCTGGAACCCCACACCAGTAATAGCCTGGCTCGTCGCGCCGTCGCCGGTATAGGAACCGGTAGCGATCCGGGCCTGTACCGCGCCCCACTCGATATCCGTTCCGCCGCTATTCACCTGGAGGATACGGTTCGCCGCGCCGACGGCGAGTATCTTCATGACGCCAGCGGAGGCACCCTGCAGCAAACCGCCCGTCGTGATCGCGGAGATATCGAGCTCGATCCCTCCGGCCTCGTGCTTCAGCAGCCCGCCCGCCGTAAGGATGTGGTCGAAGTTGTCCTTCAGGTAGGTGTTGCCCCATGCGGCAGTCGCTACATCCCCCGTCGTGATCGTCGGGATTGCGGTAAACGTCATACGGCCGCCTCCTCAAGTTGCCGGCGCTCCCGTCGCAACTCAGCGACGCTCTGCCCCGGCGCCCATCCGCGGGTTACGGTCAGCCCATCTATCGACGCGTGCGCGGGTCGCCGCAGCAGTTCGGCCTCAATGGCCGCCTTATTCTTCGGGAAGATCACCGCGTACCACTTCCCCCCGTTGTCCCGATTACAGCAGGACGCGCACGCGAATACCGGGTACTCGGCGCTGACGAGCTCCGCCCCTCTGCACGTCTCAGACGGGCATAGAGCGACCCAACGGCCCGCATCTATACGGGCCTCCACCGAGCCCGAGATCGTCCCCTCTCCGGGCGGCTTGGGCACCCCAAGGCCGCGGCGCAGGCACGCTCCGGCGAGGAACTGGGGCAGCGGCATATCTATCATGTCCTCGTGGTGGAGAATCCGGTCCGCCGGCCAGTCGTTTAGTAGAACCATCGTGTCGATGTCCCCCACTTCGCATAGCCCCATATCCACGCGTCGGACCACTGAGCGGCGTCGTTCAACAGCAGCTCGACCGTGTAACTGTGATCGCGATTGAACCGATGGCTGACGCCCTCTACGTAGTAGTCACCCGAAAGACCAAACTGCGTACGCGATTGCGTCGCCTCGACCGTGACGCGGTCGGAGACATCCCGTGTGAGCGCTTCTATCTTATGGGTGCGGTTGGCTAGGCCGGAGATCGCGACCCGCAGCGTCGGCAGGGCGTCTTTCCACGCTTGGAGACGCCAATTGCACGCACTCTGGGCTTCGTCTGTGTCAGGAATCCAGCGCGCTTCCCCGTCGTTCGGAAACCGGCGCAGGCCATATGCGGTTTGAGACGTCGCGTCCTCAGCCTGTACGCGAACAGGGTCGGACGCGGTGATCGCCGTACCTCTCGCCTGCGCCGCGGTGACGTACCCGGTGAGCGTCGCGTGATTGTTCGTCAGCGTGATCTTGAGCGTCGTGCCGAGAGCGCTTACCGCTATGCCGGTATCCGCGAGGCCCAAATCCGTACCCGTCCCGTCGTTGACCGACCAAACCTCGATATCGTTCCCGCTGCCTAGAGTGGGCGTTGTCCACTGATTCACACCGACCAGCGTTCGGGCAGCAGCGAGGGTCTTCGCATCGGCCCAGAACGTTAGGGACTCCCCCGGTGGAATGCTCGGCGCATCCCCCGTGGTGTTCGCTAGCGGATGCGTCCAGAGAACGGCGATATTCTCTGTCGTATAGGTCGTCACGGATGCCCGAATGTCGTTGTAGACGCGGGGGAGCGGAGAGGGCCGCTCAATCTCCATATAGCGGATAGCCCCAGCGGAGGCCGGATCATCGCTATACGTGGCCTGAGGGGTCTGATGCGTCGCGCCGAATCGGTGTTCGCGATCCTCGAAAGCAATCTTGCCGTCTCGGGTCTCCCGGAGGAACCCATTTTCGGTGGTCTCGACTTCGCGGGCCGCTGTCCAGGCCGTTACCGGATCCCGCCACCACCGTGTCATCGTCGTCTGCCCGATATCAATGTCCCGCAAGGTTGCCGAGAAACCGAGCTTATCGAGCACTTCGGTGATCGCTGCGCCTGTACCGATGCTCGTCTGCATAGCGACAGAGACCTCTGTGTTCAGGGCGATCAGAGGTCCATCCGCGGTCAGGGTGGCGGTCGGGAGAGCATTCCGCGCTGCCTGCGGCTCGACATCCCGCAATACGCCCTGCCAGATGGTGTCGGCATAGGGGGAGACAGATCGGAGGCGAACGGGACGGCCAGGCAGGATGTTGCCGTAGTAGGAACCGCCCGAGTTCTCTGGCGAGTAGTTGCCGCTGTTGTTGTTCAGGAGCGCCGTGAGGCGCCCGGCGATGGCGCGCGCCGCTACTTCCTGCGCCGGTTCGCGGCCCGTCCGCGTCGAAAATCGCAGGACATCAGCGGCGATATCGGTCCATGTCCCGTTATTCGGCCAGTCAATCTCGAAGCGAAAGAGCACGCCCGGAACGCCGGACCAGTTGACACCGCCAGCACTCCACGGGATCGACGCACTCCAGGCGACCGTCATGATTCCTCGGGTTCCTCCGGCTCAGGCTGCGCCGTTCGCAGTTCGTCCACTTGTCTTTGCAGAGAGATCGAGGCGATCTCCAGGTCAAAGATGCGCCCGGCCAAGCGTAGAGCGAACTGCCGCCAGTCCTCCGGAGCAATCTCAGTCGGCGCTACCATATCCGGTACTTCTCCTTCCGTCTGTTGCGTCGCGAGCGGGTCATGGTGTACGGGACTACTCCACGGTCCCGCCAGACCACGGACTGTTCGCGTAGGCCACGGCCTTCAGCGCGTCGTACACCGTCTGGAACGATGGGTGCGAGGCGAGGTCTGAGAGGGGTACATGCACAGGACGCTGCTCCACGAGCCGCCCGTCTGCGTCGAGGGCTTCGTAATAGAACGTGACGGTACGATCACCTTCACGCGGCAGGCGAATCTTCACGCCGACGCAGTAATTCTCCACGGCTGTTCGGGGTGGCTCGACTTCGGTTGGTTTGGTCCACTTCTGGGGCATGGTGTTCTCCTATGCTGCGGGCAGCGCCGCCAGCTTCTTTTCTGCTATTATCAGCCGTTCGGTTACATCCATCAGTTGTTTGCCGAGTTGCCAGAGCGTGCCGTTGTGAAGGCGAAGCATCTGCGCCCCGTTCACCAGCCCACCCTCGCTTCTCGGAGCGCCGAGCAGGTTCAGCCGTACAAGGTCCGCTTCATTCGCTTCGACGAACTGGTCCCACTCGTCCTCAATCACCGTATCGGGGGACATCACCCGGTCGAATGCCCTCACCAGCGAGAGGTCCTGTTCCTCGTCGAACGCTGCCTGCGCCGCTCCGTCAAACCAGTAGTTGCCATCCTCGTCGATGATGAACACCGTGTAGATATCCGAGCCTCCGCCGGGGTTTTTCTTGACCGCCCAAGTCATGATGTTGCCGGTGGCTGTGGCGTCAGTCGCTGACCCGCTCTCGTATTCCTGAGTCTCAACCACTACAGGAGCGAGGCCCGTGCCCGTGTGGGTGGTGTTGGCGGTTTCGTGCATCACCTTCAGCTTCAGGCCAGTCGTGGCACTGGAAATGCCTGGCAGCCGCACTCCGCCCTGCGCGCTGTGCTGCTTGTCTACGAAGGCGAAGGTGTCGGACTCGATAGTCGAATCAACCTGGGTGGAGATGTCTGAGTCCTTGAAGGCGAGTATCTGGTCGTCGGTGCCCGAACCCTTGATCGTCAGTCCCGCGCCAGTCATCTGCGCGTTGGCCGTGTCGTTGAGCGCGAGCAGCCCCGTGTCGGTCAGACGCAGTTTTATCGCGGCACCTGAGTCCCCGGCGATGTCCAGGTAGCCGTTGCCGGTGGTGCCCGACACTTCGTCGTTGACCGTCAGGCTGGTGATGCCGTCGATGGTCCCACCGTCGATGTCTACGCCCGTATTCTGCCACGCGCTTGCAGATGCAGAAGTCGCCACAAGCAGTTTGCCGCTTGCCCCCGGAGTAGACGAGCCGGTGCCGAGCTTCGTTTCNAGAGCAACGACCGCCTCATGGGCGACCCCGTGAACATTCTCGTGCAGGTAGTCATCCGTGCCGTCGCCGTCCAACTCGATTCCGCCCAATGTCGCTGCGGTAGGCAGGTTCGTCGTCGTGTCCAGCGAGGTTGGATAGTTCGTCGATCCGGTTGCCATTTACGCACTCGCTCCTGCGGCTTTCCCGATCACAACAGCTTCTACTACCTTGTCCACGAAGTCCTCCATGCCGTACACATCGCCGTTGATCGCGACGGTGACGCCCTGCTCCGCGAGCTGACTCTTGCCGAATGTCCCGCCGATCATCGGCAAACCGGTTTGCGCGAACTGGAATACGTCGGAGGCGCGAACGATCTCGCCCCGCGCGTTATGGAGAGGTCCGCCGCCCGCTGCGAGTGCGCCAAAGGCTGTTACTTGGCCCGGCACTGGAGTGCCTACGTTGATCACCGACGGCAGCGCCGCAACCGTCTCACGGATGCCGGCCATCTGCTCATCCCGCAGCTTCTTGAGCGCCTCGCTGGTGGCGTTTAGCACCTCGGGCAACCCGCCGGTGGCGTCATAGAGCATGCGGAATTGCTCTTCGAGGCTCATTCCGGCATCAGTCATCGCGGTCAATATCGCCGCGCCGCCAGGTAGCTGCTCGGCCATGTCCGTAATGCTGGCAGTCAGGTGCTCCTGCAAGCTGGCACCGGCCACTTGCGTGGCCAATCCGGCGTCGCCCAAGCTGCGCGTCAGACTATCCACCATGCCCTGATAGTCGAAGCCTGTGCGGGCCGCGAGGTGTATCTGGTCATTCAGACGTGCTTGCGCCGTTGCCGCCTCCTCAGCCGCCTGTTGCATTGGTATGAGAACATCCCCGACGTTTCCGGCCTGGAAGGCCGCGATAGCGAACTCGTCGTTCAGGCCACCGAGCTGGTCGTGAAACCCCGAGAGCGCATCATCCCATGAGACCGTTTCCGTCGCCGCTTCCTTGACCGTATCGGTGATACCCTCCGTCGCTCTCTTCCACGCGTAGTATGTGCCGATGACATCGTGCCGGATAATGCCCGGCCCGGCGTCACTAACCGGTGGGGCCTGGGCAAGACGATCCGCGAGTCCTTGATTTGCGATCCGCTGCGCTCCGGTCGGTTCCGTTCGGAACAACCACTCCGGCGGCATCCCGCGAAGAGCCGGAAGGATCACATTACGCAATCTATTGATGAGTGCCTCCCAAACGATCCCACCTGCTATCTCTCCGGCCGTCCCGCCCTGGAAGCCTGGAACCTTGCCCGCCGGAATGATATCGACCTTGCCGCCTCGCTTGACCGCGAGCTCAGGTCCGGCCTCTCCGACCATCGACACGCCTTCAGGCAGTCCTCCGCCGTGCTGCAAGCCTTTGAGTCCAAAGTAACCACCGACAGCAAGAGCGCCGCCCAAAACAAGGCCCCACGGCCCCATCGCGGCAAGCGAGGCAGTTCGCAAAGCGCGCAGGGCGATAATCAACTTGGGGACAACAACCAGGAATTGCCCGATTAGTAGCATCAGCGGTCCGAGGGCAGCGGCAAAGCCAGCAATCGCGAGTGTTGCGCCCAGTACAGGCGTCGGGAGTTTGGCGATCCGCTCCGCAATCTTGCCAACTTGCTGCATCAGCGCAGCGAGCTTATCGAGCAGGCCCGATTGGACGAAGGCTATCGCCGCCCCTTCGAGAGCCGAGCGCATTCTTCGCATCGCACCGTTGAATCCCTCCATTTGCACGGCTGCGATCCGTTGCGCCACACCTCCAGAATCCATCAACTCCTCTGTGAGATCGCGTAGCGCATCGGCTCCCTGCCCAACCAGCGCTGACATGCCGGGACCGGCGCGCTGACCGAATATTTCGAGCATGTCAGCAGTCGTCGCCCCTGAATCGCCAAGCTGCTGCACGATACTTTCGAGCGATACGAGATTCCCGTCCGCGTCGAGCACAGTCATACCAAGGCGCTGTATAACGTCCGATGCCTCTTTGGTCGGGTTCAGCAGGTGGGCAATCCCTCCTCGCAAAGCGGTGCCGGCCATCGTCGCCTGGATACCAGCATTCCCGAGCAATCCGATAGCCGCGCTGACCTCCTCGAACTGTAACCTGGCGCTCGCCGCGACCGGGGCCGCGAACTTGAGCGCCTCGCCAAGTTGGACGAGGTTCGTATTCGTCGAAGTGAAGGTCTTGACGAGCACGTTGTTCGCTTGTTCCAGTTCCTCCGTCGTCATCCGATAGCCGGTTAGAATGTTCGACGCGATATCGGCTGCCTGGGCGAGTTCCAACTGACCAGCGGCGGCGAGCTGGAGTGTCGTGGGCATCGCCCCGATGATCTCGTTAGCGCTGAAGCCAGCCATCGCGAGAAAGCCCATGCCTTCAGCCGCCTGCGACGCGCTAAACTGAGTCGTTCTACCGAGTTCCTTCGCCTGATTGCTGAGTGCGATAAAGTCCTTGCCCGTGGCGCCGGATACCGCCCGAACCTGGTTCATCGCCGTCTGGAAATCCGCGCCCATCTTCACAGCGACGGCGCCGACGGCCACGATTGGCAGCGTCACGCCCAGCGCCATCTTCTTGCCGACGTCCTCGAATCGACGGCTGACGTTGCCGATAACGCGATCCGCTTTCGCAGCGTCAGCCGTGACTTCGATCCGTACTTCGTTCGGCATACGTCTCCCTTAGAGCGACCGGGACAGGCCCGCTAGCTCGATCTCCATCGGTACGCTCTCCGGCCCCTCGCTCTGGGTCAGGTTCAATGCCCGGTGCATGCGGATGAGCATGTCGGCATCCTCCGCCAGCAGAGCGGATGGCAGGCACCCGTACCGCTGGCAAAGGCTGTCGATCATCTCAAAAGCCGCAAGCGCCGCCGGCTTCGTTACGAGGCGACCATCTTGATCGGTTCCGCCGCCGACGTGACGCCATCGTTCGATGTCCCGTCTAAAGGGTCGGGGACTTCCCCGATACGAGCACTCCATTCGCGGACCATGAGCAGTACGAAGTCCAGCGGTAGCGTTTCGATTCCCTCGACCGTCGCCGGGATCGGGTTCCCGTCGTCATCCTCAAGGTTCCATTCGACCAGGCCGTGTTCGACGAAGTGGGTATACGCGAACCGCGGATTCTCGGCGAGTTCTTCCCTCGCGTCCGCGATCTTCATGTTCACGCCCAGAGGCACGCTGAAGTCGACGCGAACCTTCGCACCCGCGTAGTCCTTGTCCTGAAACACGAGCAGTCCGGTCCTGTGCGGGACTCGGAAGCCACCTGCTTTCCGGTTGCTTCTCTTTGTCATCGCACTACCTCATGCCCATGTCGGGACAGTACCGCTCTGCAGCGCGCCGGGAGCCGTCCAGGTGAACTCACCGCTCGCGGCACGAGACAGCGAGTAGTCGGAGAACAGCAGCTCCCCGGCCAGCGTCTGGCCGCTGTGGGCGATGGTCACCGTCCGGGCTACCGATGTGCTCGGAACGGTCTTGAACACGTCATGCGCCATGTTAGAGGCATCGTCGAAGATGCCGTTCAGTGTGACCGAGAAGTCCGCCAGCAGTAGGATGCGCTCCATCGCTGACTTATCCAGCCCGGTCGAGTCCTGAATCCCCCGCGGCGTCGCGAAGTCTAGGTTGGTGATGTCGTTCTCGATTGAACGAGCAACCCCCCCCGAGTCGTCGACGGCTACCGTGAGACCGAGTCCACTTTCCTTGGCCATCTGGCCCTCCTTCTAGCCCCGTTCGCGGAGCTTCTGTATCCGGTACGCCTCTTCGTTGAGGCCTGTCGTGCCACTCCTGCGGCGAAACGATCCGCCGCGGAGGGTTGCGCCCGCTGCGCTTGAGCAGGAACGGCGGGCGGNCCAGAGAGACGGTATGCCGCTCGAAACACTCCTGGCCGGGATAGAAGATGAAGATGACGCTATCACCCTCGATACGCTCGACGAACTTCCGTTCGCTGTGGTGGCGGATGTAGAGCGCCTGCGGGGAATCCTTCGGAACCTTCGTCTCCCAGCCGTTCTCGTATGCCTTGCAGTTGACCTCGCGACACGAGACGACCTTTTCGGTGCGTATCGACCGGCGAAACTCGCCCGGTGGACCTGTCCGAGTCCGAGACCGAAGCGGTCCAGGATTCTAGGTGTACGTAACGTCATCTTCCGCCGTACCCCTCCTGTACGCGATGGCGATATCCGCGTTCGTGAACGTCCCAGTCGTCGTGTGCCGGAGATACCGGTTGACGGTCCCGGTAACGGTCTTTCGCTCCGCTGTGGGTTCAGAGCCGTCCGCGACCGCCGTGAACGAGATCAACGTCGTCCACCCGGAGTCGTCCGGGGAATCCTCGATGATTACCGTCGGCGTGCCTGAGTCAATGTCGATCACCTGAAGCTGTGCGGCCGCTCCGTTCGCTGACGACGCGGAATCGTCCTTACTCGCCGCGCTCCCCGCAGAGGCGTGCGTATCCTGCCCCGACGTGAGCATCTCCCCCCACTCCGGCGCGACGCCCTGTGCCATCGCAAGGACGTTCAAGGCGAACGCACCATCGGGTGTGCGCGAGCCATCGTAGTTGACCTGCTTCGCCGTCATGAACTTCGCAGGGTCGCCGACAGAAGCGCCGGTCGCCCAGAGGACCAGGACGTCCGCCGTCGGAAAACCCTTCAGGGCCGCGTGCTCGGCGAAGTTGGCGTCGTTGAACCAGGAGTTGAAGTCGATCACGCCATCGGCCAGCCCGTTGACCCGCTCGTACGCGCTCTTATTGATTCCCGTCATCTCAAGCAGAGCGCGCGGCGAGGCCGCGTTGTTGATCGCGCCCACGTCACCGGAGAGGTCGTATCCTGCCAAATACAGTTGCTGGCCCAAACCACTGGATTTCGTCATCTCACACCTTCTCTATGAATCCGCCGGCCACGAGATGGCGCACGTTCACGCTATCCGGCGGGGCGAACTGCTGCCCTGCGTAGAGCCTGATCGTCTGGAGAATGACGCCGCCCTTCGACTTCTCTTCGAGCGTGACTACAGGGACATCCTCCGGGACGTTCCGGGGATTCAGTACCCGGTACTTCGTGCTGGCCCCTCTACGTGGCATCTTCTAGGCCCTCCTACGCTGCGAAAGTGACCGCGGGATCGACGACCAGCGGTATCGAGATGTCGGCATAGCGGTACAGCTTACCGCCGAGATCGAGGTACCCCCACGTCGTGCCGATGGCGGCTCCATACTGGCCGGCAACGTCGATATTCCGGACGGTAGCACCCAGGTCGTACTCGCCCATCAGGTCCCCGAGAATGTCGCCGACGACTTCGGATATCTCGTATTCGTTCGCTTCGAGCGGTTCCCGGAGCATATCGGCGTAGATGCGAATCGTCACCGTGTGCACTTCGATTGGCGCGTTCAGGACCGTGCCGGCGACGCTCGCGCTCGCCATAA